ATTAATGATAATTGAACATATAAAAAAATACGATTACCTAAGAAAAGCTAAACCGATGACATTTACTATTGGGACAAAAACAAATGTCGGATCTACACTATTCACCACAGGCAGGGTGGTTTCTATTAACCTGCTCACAGTCATAGTTGAAGGGTACCAAGTAGATGATCCAGTAAGTACGAACGGTATCTTTAAAATAAGTTTACACAAGGTTTCCGGGATAAATCCAATCTAAGCTGTTAGTTTAAAAGAGGATTTTTAAATGGCGTTAAAACCATGCAAGGAATGCACAGCGATGGTCAGCCCAAAGGCAACATTCTGTGCAAAATGCGGCGTACCGAAACCAGTTGCCGCGAAAAAGCACACTTGGGCGCTAGTTCTTCTTGGCATCATCGTGTTCTTCGTTTGGCTTGCTCCTAAAAACAAAGAGCCAAGCGTTGCCGTGACCGCGCCGAGGCAAACGAAGGTTTCTGTCGAAGCATTTCCACGCTGCCTTGCCACACGAGCGGAGGCCGGTGGCTACGTTTCCTCGGACGGCGGAAAGTCGGCCCTGCGCTTAACAGGAGATTGCGAAGAAGAGTGGAATTCTTGGATTGACCTCTGTATGGCGAACGGCAGAACGGATAGCAATTGCACGGTGACAGCCGGACTCATGGCTCAAGCCGCCATCAAACTTGTCGAATCAGGCCTAGTGCCCGACAAAGCAAAGCCAGCCTCCGTTCCATTCGACGTTTCTTTCGAAGTTGTCATGGATTTTAACGACCGAAAACCGCTTGTCAGGGTCAGAACAAACCTTCCTGAAAATACAATATTCATGAGCGGTATTTCCAGTCCTACCCACGAGGGTGGGACTGGATATTTAAGCCAAGCTAAAGGGGTCGTTTCCCCTACCGGTTTGGTTGAATTTGGCCCGTTTACCAACCACGGGGAAGCGTTACGACCGGGAAAGTACCGCATGACGATTGAAACCCTCATGGCTGCCATTCAGCCAGAAAATGTTAGGACTGTCTTTGGTCAAAACGGCGAAAACCTAACAGGAAACAAGGTTTCAAAATTGCTCATCGGTTCAGAAAAAGGCGTTTCGCAAGCCTTTGTTTTCAAAGTGCATCAGGACGGTACGATTACCGTACAGTAACGGATCAAAGAGGAGGCGATTCAGAAAACGGAATTTAAAGCACGGTAAGGAATGCTCAATGCAGCAACAGGGCGTGGTTCCGGTGCGCTCTCGACGTGAGTTGCAGCGTACCTGGGCAAGCTTGTCGGCCGTGGGGCGCTTTGCCGAGACCGTGGGCATCAGTGGATTTAGTGTGGAGCTGTAACCGGTGACAGCTTTAAGGCCAGTTGCAACATCCCCACCACATCCGGTCCGTCCTCATTGATCCACGTCCCATAGTGCTGGCGGATCATGTTTCCGTTGGTATGCCCCATCTGTTCGGCGATCCAGTCGATCGACGCGACACCGGTGGTCAGCAACTGGCTGGCGTACGTGTGCCGGCATTGACCAGGTCCACGGTAACGAACCCCAGCCGCAAGCAAGTGAGCCTTGAAGAACCGGTCTCGTACCACGAAGTCGTTGACATGTGGCAGGCCACTTTTCGTATTCAGGAAGACGAAGTGCAGTTTGTGCTGCCGTACCGTCTTGTTGTCCCGCTCGACGATATCAACGGTTTCCGCTTTCCTTTTCCGGTTGAGCGCATCGATCTTCTGCAGTGCATCCCAAGCGGGTGCAAGTAGCCGAACCCTACGCGTCGATCGCCGGGTTTTCGTCACCCGGTAAGCCCCACGCACCTTGGACCTGCGGAAGGTCACTGTGCCTTGCTCCAAGTCGACATCCTCCCAGGCTAGAGCGATTGTCTCGGATACCCGGGGCCCAGCCCACATCATGAACTGCACCATCAACAGCTCTTGCGTGCGGTTGGTCGGGGTTTCGAGGATCTGTTTGATTTCTGCCCGGGTGAACGGGTCCGGCGCCTCGGGATCTGGCAGGCGCACCATCAAGCCCTCGGTCGGGTCGTGCGCGACTTTCATCCGGGTGCGGTACAGCCTGAACACCTGCCGCACGTTGCTGATGATGTCGCGGATGGTCTTGTTCTTGAGCGTTTTCGACAGGGTGCCCTGGATCCACTCCTGCAGGTCCAGGTGATCGATCTTATTGATCTGTACCTTCCCCCAGCGCGGCCGCACATGAACCTCTGCCTTGTTTGCATAGCCTCGATAGCTCGAGGCGGCCACGCTGTTGGCCTTGATCTTTAACCACAGGTCCAGGTAGTGACCGAAGGTGTTTTCGACCAGCTTGGCCGAGTTGGGGAAGTGCCGCGCGTAATCAAAGGTGCCGGTCTGGATCTCGTACTCGATGATGTCGACCAGGCGCCTGGCCTGGGCCACGATGGCCGGCGTATTGCCTCCCGGGATTGCTTCCCGGCACTTTTCCCCATTGTGTTGAAAATAGATTCTCACGGAATTACCGCGAGCTTCGACCCCACTCATGTAAACCCCTAACGCTGTGCTTGTGTATCGACAGTCTGACGATCGGAAACAAAAAGGCCCGTTTCCGGGCCAAGTATCTGGAAGCGCATCTTCTGGTGGACGCGGCTTATGGCTTGGGCTTGTGGTTGCGCAGATGGGCATTCTGCTGCTTGCGCCGCCGGCTGCATTTCAGATGGTTGCCCTGGGCGCGCCACTTGCCGCATTGGTCGCAAACGCTGGTGTAATCAATGTTCCAGGGAAAGCGCCGTACTGGTGTTACTGCGGGGGTATTAAACATTGCGTGATTCACCCCGGGTTGCGGGGTTGGCGAGCAGTTGGGTCACCACGGCGGCATCCGTTTCGCTCAGTTCACCCAGTGTGCTAGCCATCTGGCTGAGGCTTTCGAGGCGCGTTCGTGATTCAGGGGTTTTGTGCACCAGGTAGCCAATGACGGCCGCGCCGATAATCGCGGTGGCCACTAGGTGTCGTGCCGGTGTGGTAGCCTTCGTGCCGCTGCTGCTTTGGTTCTGTGCTTGCATGGTATAGCCCTCAGTGGTGGTTAGGTGTCGGGGAGGTGCAACTCCTCGGCACTGCTTCTTTTACGGTCAGTCCTTACGGGCCAGGTGGATCACCAGGCCGTCAAAATCCGGCTCATGTTCAACACATGATTGCCATTCCAGAACCCTCAAAATCTGTTGCCCGCTGCAGTCGTCCACCAGGATTTCGCGCTGGCCACCTGCTGCCCGGACTTCCAGGATCTCCAGCAAGCCATCCTCCCCATAAGCACCGGCCTGAATGATCGGCGCGCTTTGTCCTGTGAAGTCCAAACGGTCCTGCACTGATTGGAGCTTGCTTGTTTTGCCGTCGCCGGCATTGCCCATAAACACTTGGATCTGCATCGGTCTTGCTCTCCTTTACGCTTTGAAAGTCCAGCACTTCACTGTCGTCGGCCGGGGTTGTGAACAGGGGTTGCGGTTGTTGAACGCGGCGCGTACGGCGCTGTGCACGGCCTTGTTGCTATCTAGGAACTTGCGGGAACGGGACTCTTTGAGCAGATCGCGCAACGTGGCCACGTCGGCCAGCTTCTGTTTGTGTTCGGCGGCGCGCTCGCAGAATTCGTTGAGGTTGATGGCGATCACGGTCGGATCACTGCTGTGGTCAACCACCGGATCCTCACTCAAGGATTCGAGGTAGTCGTAGACCTCCCAAAACTCGGCAACGGCCGCATGGTCGGAGCTGATTGAGGCTTGGCGCTCGATGGCCATCCGTACGATCTGGCGCTGGGTGGCGGCGACTTGGGGATCACTCAGTTTCAGGACCAAGCGAAGGCCGTCCAGTAGCGAGAGCAATTGAGCGTGGTTCTTGCTGATGCGCTCCACACGGATGTAGCCGCGAAGGTCATAACCGCAACTGCTGCAGTTGCCCTGGTCGCTGATGTAGGCCGTGCTGCAGGCAAAGCAATGGGTGTGCAGACGGCGCAGCTTCGCCTCGTGTTCGGGCATCCGCTGGGCGAACAGATCAAGCACCGCGGATTCTTTACCCACGGCACGCAACAGGAAGTGGCTGAGGGTGCCGCCCTCCAACGCGTTCAACTGATCCGCTGCAGCACGGCTTTCCGGTGTGACGATCGGGCGCACAAAGTGCAGTTTTACGATGCGCGTCATGATCGCTTCGTGGGCGACCACGGCCGCGTTCTGACTGATAGCGATCGTTCCCCTGAATGGGGGTTCGTACGTCTCGTTGCCTGCTGTTTTGACGCCCTTTGTAGCCAGAGTGCCGCCGCCGTAGAAGTCTTTCAGCTCATCCCATTCGAAGGTCTTAGCGTGTGCACGATCGTCGCCGTGGCGATCGGCTTCCAGAAACACGACCGGCATGCCGGAGACTTGTCCCATCAGGCGAGAGCGCCCGGCCTTGGTGGATTTCATCGGGTCGAAGCCTTCATAGCCTTCGCGGCCGAGTAGTTTCCACAGCAGGTTCAACAGGGTTGTTTTGCCGGCGCCCGCCTCACCGGTGGCTTCCAGGAAAGGAAATGACTGGTAGCGAGCCCGGATCTGTTCACAAAACAGCGAGCCAAAAAAGAACACCAAGGCAACGAAGCCTTGGGCGCCGAAGCAGGTCCACAGCAGCTGCACCCACTTCTCGTCAAAACCCTTTGCTTCGCGCTGCAGCTTGATGGGCACGCCTTTCTGCAGGGTTTTCAGGCGCAGCTTGCCGAACTCGAAATAGTCTTCACTGTTGACCTTGTAGGTAGTGCCGTCCTTGATCGCGATATCGCCGTAGACGTAGCAGGCGTACTCCTTGCTGTAACCGACGTAGTCGATCGTCGAAACTGTTTTGATGCCGAACAGCTGGTCTTTCATGAGCTTGTCGAGCTGCTGGCCACTGCCGGTAAACATGGCGCCTGCCGCCATGCCGAGCAGCCGCTTTTTGAATTCGCTCGCGGCCGACAGTTGGCCGCTGGTGAAGGTGTTTTTCACGCTTTCGGAGTCGTGAGGGAAGTCCACGCGCAGGTAGTACCAGGACTCGTCCGTTACCTCGTTGCGCTGGAAATACAAGGCTTGCGGGTAGCAGTTAGCAATCTCCACGACGCTGCCGGACTGCTGCAGCGCCTTTTCGCGCTGTTGTGCCTGATTGAGCAACTGGTCGTCGTGGTTTTCGCTGTCCTCGATGTCGGACATGGCCCGGTTGAATTTCTCCATGTCCAACTTGAACCAATACAGGCGACTCCCAAAGCCCAGGTGAAATTCCCCACGCTTGTTCCAGTCGTACATGAGCAGGGCTTTTTCCGCAGCGCTCTCTGCCAGCAGCAAGGCTCCCTGGTGGCGGGCTTGTTTGAGGTCGGTAGCGATCTGTTCGGCACGCTTGGTGTCGTCCTGGATGAAGCTCCAGCGCTGATGAAGATCGTTCCAATCAGCCTTACGGCCATCGCGTTGCGGGATCTGCGCTGACTCACAGACGAAGCCCAGGGCACGGGCTTCGCGTACCCAGCGCCGGGTATACGCGTTGGCGCTCGGCTCGTTATCAAGCGCCCATACCAACTTGGGCAGCTTCCCTCCCTCGCGGGTTTTAACCAATGCCTTGAGCGAGTCCCCAGGAAACGCGTTAGACGACATGGCTGATACGGCCGCGATGTCGTTGTGCACCAGGGCGATGGCGTCGAAGATCCCTTCAACGATCCAGATTTCCTTGGCTTCAAGAAGGTCGACGCAAGGCGGGCACCACCAGACTCCGCGATAACTGTCCTTGGATTTGAAGCGGGCCTTCATCTTGCCGAAACGGTGCGGCTGATCGATCAGCCGTTCCCACCAGCCGCCTTTTTCCAAGGCAAAGCGCACAGTGGCGCTGCCGGCGTTGTGTTCAGCGGAGTAGAAACTTTCCTGAGTGAACCAACCCTGGATCAGCTCAAACCGAAAGCCTCGTGCGAACTCCAGGTAGGCACGCGCAGTGGCGTTGGGGTGCTGGTCTGTAGCCGGCGCACGCTTGCTCCAGTCTTCAAACAGATCGTCGTACAGCTCTTTAACGTGCAGGGTGTGGCCACATTTTTCAGGGCGACCACAGATCACCATCCATGGTGTATCGAACCGGGAATACAGCTCTTTCTTCTTGCACTTGGGGCAGGTGCCGCCGCGCATGTAGTCGGTGCCCGTGCGGTGCTTGAGCCCGAAGTCGGACTGAAGGCGTTGCAACACGTCGTGGCGAAGATCTTCTTTCATGGGGTTACTTCACTGCTTTGAGGCTGTGGGACAGGGCTGCCATAAGGCGTTTTTGCGCAGCCATCACCGGAATGTGGGCGAGAATTGCGCCGTGGCGCAGACCGTCCGCAACAAGGCGGAACTGATCGGCATACCAGTGTTCGTTGAGGCTCAAGCGATACTGTTCACGCAGGTTGGCCAGCAATGCTTCGGCCTCTGCGGGGGGCAGTTGAGTGGTGACAATTACGGCGTTTGCCATCGTTAAACCTCGATTTCGGGCGCAGCTCACCCAAACCCACGGAGGTGGGACAGGCGGTTTATTGGTTGGGAGTTACGGTGCGACTACGCGGAAACGACCGTTGTCCGGTGCGTTGAGAATGCGTTCGTAAATCAGACTGACCGGAACTGCCCAGGCATTGCCTGTGGCGGGGTCGATGATGACGGTGTGCGTCGACGTGCTGCTGACGATGTCCAGGCGCTGCCGATCTCGGACGGCGGACATATCGCTGCAGGCTAAATGCACCAGTTTTTCAGCAGTCTGTGTCAGCACGTCATAGTCGCTGACCAAGTGCTGCACGGCGCGGTCGAACAACTGTTGATCGTCGCCCAGGTGTTCGCAGTGGTGGCGTTCCAAGAACACAAGCGCTGCGGCTTTGAGTACGTCCTGATATTCCTGTCCTGCAGGCAACTGAGTCATTTGGATTTCCCCGCCTGCGACGCGTGCAGTTGGATGACGGCAAGAACCTCGGCGTGCCGGGCCGCCAGGTGCAAGGTGTCTGCATGGAGGATGGCTTCGGCCTCGGTGTCGTTGATGATTCCATCTTTCAATGCCTCGGCAATGAGGTGGTCAACGGTGCCCCTCTTAGCGGCGGCTTGGACGCATCGGGCATACATCTCGATGTTGTCCAGCGAGTCGGGCTCAGCTACAGGAACGAACATTCCGCTGTACATGGCCGCAATATATTCAGGTAAGAAAGTTGTACCTGCCTCGAGCTCGAGCTGATGGATCTGAGCGTCAGTCAACGGCCGACTGTTGTTGTTCTCGTAGGCGTGGTTATCAAACTTCTTGAGTGACAGGCCGATGTGAGCCGCCGCGCATTCGCGTCCGCCTGGGTAGGCGCAGATAACTGCGCTAACTACCTGACGCCGAGTCTTTAGAACTGTGCTTTTCATGTTCTGCTTTCTCCCTTGGCCCAGTGCCATTACTGTTCAATCACGCCGTCTTTGATCCCGAGCAACACGGCGGCGCGATGTGCCTCCCCACGGCGACCTTTGATCCGACCGTTCAATAGGTCGCTGACTAAATTTTTGTTCAGTCCGTGCTTTCGGCTGAATTCCGCAATGCTCACTCCTCTGCGATCCAGATCCGCACGGGCTTGCTCGGGCGTAACAGTGGCGGGCATAGTGTTCACTCTGTTCAATTGTGTTTGTTTGCGTTTGTCTGTGGTGATTCATGGTCAAAAAATTGATCAAGTCAACGGTGGTGAATAAAAAAATGCTCATAGCAGATCAAGTAGGTGAACGCCTGAGGGAAGAGCGCGAGCGCTTAGGGCTAAATCAAACAGAGTTTGGAGTGCTTCTTGGGGTAAGTCGGGGAACCCAAAAAAACTATGAACTGGGAGCTAGTTCGCTCGACCTTCGGTATGTGACGGCATTGGAAGAACGTGGTGTGGATGCAGCCTTCGTGTTGACAGGCCGCCGTTCTACGCCGCTCGGACAATTGTTTACGCCAGATGAAGAGAAATTGATTACGCAGTACAGAAGCATTACTCCGTTCGACCAAGAAGCGATTCGTCGTTTCCTGCAAGCCATGGCAGACGACGTCGCCCGCTCTCGGAATTAACTTGTAACAAAGCATGTGCGACATTGGTCACCCCCCCGTTCTAAAGCCATTCCCGCCCCGATAACGTCGATTCAGCAATGCACTTTATGGAGTAGTAAGCATTTTGGATCGCACGAACAACGAACGCGTCAGCGTTGGAATCCCGGAACTTGAATGGCTTGGCCTGACTCAGATTGAACATCGTCTTATCCGGCTATATCGCTTGTTGAGTGAGCAGGAGCAACTTCAACTGCGACGAATGTCAGAGGTGTTAGCAACCAACCCAGAAGAGCCCGCCGGCAGCTAATATCCTTTTCTATGCAACCGATCGCCGACAATTCCGAGTCGGCGGTTTGTGCATCACGCCACCGCTTGCGATCCCAGTTGCTCAAACAGCTCCCGCTGTTTCGCCCTGGGCAAGTCCCGCAAATGGTCGAACAACATCCTTTCGAATGACTGAGCCGATGGGCTCAACGTGTGCGAAAACGTCAGATTCGCGACCCAGGTGTGCCCGCACTTTGCGTCCAGGCACTGGCAGTACAGCTTCGCGAATTCCGTGGATAGCTTCTCTCGTGAAGCGATCCGTCCTCTGTGTCCGCATTTGCATTCAACTCGCATTGTGTCCCTCCCCAGGGCAGCCAATCGCCACTAGTTTGCCACAGTATGTAGTGTCAATCTCTTAGCTATGCACTGGATGCAGTGGAATCAACTGGCTCATATGCTTCTCTCCAGGTGAATCGCCTGTCTTCGCGTAACGAGTTGTTGACCTGGTTAAACAGCTGACAGATTGGTCGGATCTCGTTGCTGGTGTAGACCCGATCGATCTTTTCGATGTCGCCAAAGCCAGCGCTGTTTTCCGGAATGATGCCGGCCAACGCGGGGTTCATACGCCACGCGGCGATCACGTCGTTGCGGGTGATGTTCTTGACCTTCTCCAGCTCGTCCTTGGCCTGAAAGTCCCCCACCGGGATGATCTGAATCGCTTTCTCGGCGCCTCCCGGAATGTTCACGAACATCGATCGGAAGTTACCCACACCCTTGCTCGCGCTGATTTGATCGCGTAGGGACTCCTCGTCTTCCTCGGTCAGGTTCGGATCGTTGGTGTAGAAGATGTAACCGGCGTGCGCGCCGTTGCTGTAGTAGCGGCGGCGGAAGAGGGTAGCGGCCTCATTGAGTAACAGCGCCTGCATACCGCCCAGGTAGTCGGGCACGCCGTAAATGTTCTGCTCCACGTCGTAGTTCATGACGTGCTCGACTTCATGCTCTTCGAACTCCACCTCCTTGCCGTCCGGCAACAGCATCACAAACCCGCCACCAACCCTGACCCGCATATTGATTGCCGGTAGATGTTCCATTTCCAGTACTTGGCCGAAGGCGTTCCGGTTGCGTTGAAAGTACGCCTCGCCAAACACCATGAAATCCAAGCCGGCACGGCTCATGGTCTGAACCGAACAACCCTCGGAAGCGATGAACTCACGCAGCAGCAAGTTGCGCTTGAACCCGGGAATGGCGCCGTGGTGAGCGTTGGCGCGCAGCAGCTTGGCCAGGCCTTGGCGTGACACCGGCGGCGTGTAGGTCTTTCCGTCGTGGGTGGCGAACACGCCCAGGTAATGCCCGATGTTCTCGGTCAGGACCTGTTCCGGTGCACCGAATGAAAACGCCCGCATCGGACCTGGTGCTGGTTTTTGCGGCTGGTTTTTTACTGGTTTGCCCATGGGTACTTGGTCCGCTGAGTGTGTAGCGGCTGCGCCGCTGCTTGTTGGTGTTGAGGGGTTCGTGGGCCAGGGCATGCATGATCGCCCAGGCGATGTCGGCATGACCGGAGGCGTCGGTGCGCGATGCGCTGTAGGTGACTTGGCCACCACCGGTGGTTCCACGCTTGATCGTCAAGAACGCTTGAGCGATGTCGTTCCAGCCGGCGTCCCACTCGATGCGGCTGCCCTGAATCGTGTCCTGCGCCTTGAGCACCAGGGTGTTTTTGGTTTCCAGGCTGTAGTGAATCGAGGTCGCACGCGGGTAGAAATCGCGCACCAGGTCGAACACGCCGTAACCGATGCCGGTGGTGTCAATGCCGATGTGCTGCACGTTGAAGCGCTCGGTGAGCTTCTTGACCTGGTCTGCCTGGTACTTGAACGACTGCCCACGCCAGCTGTGTTTCTCCAGGATCCGGAACTTGCCGCCGTCTTCGAGCGGCGGGGCGATGACCACGCAGCTGGCGTCGTCGCGGGTGCGGCTCGGGTCGTAGCCAATCCACACCGGGCTGTTGCCGAATGGACGCGGGTCGTCCGGGTCGTAGTCGGTCCACAACGACAAGTCTGAGTAGCAGCGTTCCAGGTCGACCAGGGAGAAGGCGCTTTGTGTGCTGTCGATGAACTTGCACATGAACAGCTGCTGAAATTTGTCCTCGTCGTACTCCAGCTGCAGCTGCTCGAGGTCGAACAGATCGCAGCCGCCAGCGATGGCGTCAAGGATGGTGATGACCTTGCGCCATTGCCCGTCCGGGCACAACGAGCCAGCCGCGGCTTGGGCTTCGCTGGGCCACGGATCCTTGGCGTTTTTGCGCTTGCTGTTGCGGAATTTCTCGCCGGTCCAGAACGGGTAGGCCTGGTGGGAAACAGCGCTGGGCGTGGAAAAGTAAGTTTTCCGCCACTTCTTGTGGGTGGCCATGGCACTGGCGACGGTGTTCAGTTTTTCGAAGTCGCGGATCCAGAAATATTCGTCCACGTAGACGTGGCCATGGTGACCCTGGGCGGTGCTGCTGTTGGTGCTGAGAAAGCGCAGCTCTGCCCAGGGCTTACCGTCTTTGCTCAGCACAATCGGGTTTCCGGTCAGCTCCAGGCCAAACCATTCCTGAGCGAACGAGATGATGTAGCTGCGGAAAATCTCGGACTGGGCGCGGCTGGCCGACAGGAAAATCTGGTTGTCGCCGGTCAGCACGGCATCCATGAATGCTTCGCCGGCGAAGTAGTAGGTCAGGCCCACCTGGCGGCTTTTCAGGATGTTGCGGATCCGACTTGTCAGCGGGTTCTGTTTGGCGGCAAACAGTTCCTTCTGGTAGCCGTACATTTTGCTGATGAACTTGTCGAGAAAGTCCACTTCCGTCAGCTCGCCGACTTCGTTTTTGGCTTTCTTCTCGCGCTTCTTTCCACCCTTGTCACCACGATCGCCTTGGTCCCGACGCTCGCCGCGTTGTCCTTCTCGGCGATGACCATCGTCCGCCGGCAGATCTCCGATCGGCGCTGGCGCCGGTTTCACGGATTGCTTCAGCAGGCGATCGCGAACCGTGGTCAGTCGGTCGAGCTCGTCCAGATCGCCCTTGGTCAGCGACGTGGCTTTGTCTAGGAGGAGGGTGATTCTCCGGCCGACAGCGGTGAGCGGTTCTTCATCCGACAGCATGTCGTCCCACTCACCCTGGCGGATCCAGTAGTAAATGATTCGGATGTTGGGCAGGGACAATTGCGCCTGAATTTCACGCGGCTTGCAGCGGCGTAAATAGAGGCGTTTGGCGGCTTCTTTTAGTTCGGGGGCGTATGGCATGGCCGCAGTCTATGCGGCGAAAACGCTGGAAACGCGGGGTTAAAATCCGTGTTCAACCTAGATCAGCGATATAGGACCAAAGCAAAAGTGAACCGTTTGTTTGGTGGTCGGCCGGTGCCTATCGTGGCGGCTCAAATCACCGATTGAGCGCAGTTATCGCCCATGCCCCGTTCCCTTGTTTCGTTCTGGAAACGTGTCGCCACCAGCGGCCCGACCGTAGATGGCCGCGAGATCCTTCCCCAGGAACTGCGTGATATCGCTGAGACCTACAAACCGTCCTTGTACACGGCTGTGATCTGGTGCGACCACGAACGGTGGCCGGGCTCCCACGGCACCGTCTTCGCGGTGCGCCTAGTGGAAGAGGGCGACGATCTGGCCCCAGGGCAAATCGCCCTCGAGGCGCAGTTGAAGCCTAACAACAAATTGCTGTGGCTCAACGACCAGGGCGAGAAGCTTTTCACCAGCATCGAAATTACGCCCAACTTCGCGAACACCGGCAAAGCCTATCTGACCGGCCTGGGCGTTACCGATCAACCGGCCAGCCTGGGTACTCAGGAACTCTACTTTTCGAACAAGACCAGTAAGGCCGCGTATTTCGCCGCCTCCCTCGAGCTTGGTCCCCTACGCGATGACCAGCCACAAAGCGAATTGACCAAGCTCCTGGGCATGTTCACCGGGCTGTTCAAGCGCTTCGGTATCGAAGAAACCCCAGCAGACCCGCAAACCCCCACCGAGAGCAAACCCCCAATGGATGAAGCTACAGCCAAGGCTGTGAAGGCCCTGATCGAGCAATTGATGATTGTGGCCGCTGGCCTTCAAGTGTTGATCGAGCCGGTCGTCACCGAAGAAGAGCCGGACCAGGCGCCAATCGATGACGTACAAACTGCGGTCGATGCGATCGTCACTGCGGCCGAGGAAGAAAAGAACCTCAGTCGCCAAAAGTTCGGCAACCAGGCCGTTTTGGCTAGCCTGGCTCAACTGCAAAAGCAATTCGCTACGTTGGCGAATACCCCGCAAGGTCGCCAGCTGCCGCGCTCCACCGGCCCAGCCGACACCAAAAAACGGGTGTTGTGATATGAGCCAACAATCTCTGTCCAATCGTGCCTTGCTGCAGTATTCCGCTCTTTGCCTGGCCATCGCCGAGACTTACAGCGTCGACGTGACGCGTCAGTTCAACGTTGAGCCGAGCATCGCCCAGGAACTGAACGACAAGATCACCGAGCGCGCCGATTTCCTCGAGCGCATCAACGTCGTACCGGTCACTGAAATCAAGGGCCAAAAGGTCATGTTTGGTGTGAATGGTCCTGTGACCAGCCGCACCAACACCAAGACCACCGACCGCGAAGCCAAAGACGTTTCTGACCTCAACGGTCTGGGTTACGAGCTGTTTGCCACAGAGTCCGACGTGGGCTTGCCCTTCGCCAAGATCGACAGCTGGGCCAAGTTCCCGGACTTCGCCGATCGCTACTCGGCAGCGGTGCAAAAGCAGATTGCCCTCGATCGCATCATGATCGGCTGGCATGGCCTTGCTGCAGCACCCCAGACGAATCTGGCCACCAGTCCGATGCTGCAGGACGTCAACAAAGGTTGGCTGCAGCTGGCTCGCGAGCAGATTCCTGAGCAGGTCCTGCACGAAGGCGCGGTCGCTGGGAAAATCACCCTCGGCGCCGGCGGCGACTACGAAAACCTCGACGCCCTGGTGCACGACACCAAGCAAATGATCAGCTCCGTGTTCCGTGATGGCGGTGACCTGGTGGCGATCGTTGGCAGTGATCTGCTGGCGGCCGACAAGGCCAAGCTGTATTCCAGCCAGGCCGGTAAGCCCACTGAAAAAGAACGCATCGAAAGCGCCCAGGTCATTGCGACCTACGGCGGCCTGCCGACCTTCACCGTGCCGCACTTCCCGGTTAACGCCGTGGTCGTCACCAGCTGGGACAACCTGTCGATCTACTTCCAGGACAGCAGCTGGCGTCGTCACCTGCTCGAGAACCCGAAGCGCTCCCGCGTCGAGGATTACAACGGCCGGAACGAAGGCTACGTGATCGAGCAGCTGGAGAAATTCGCGGCCGCTGAAAACGTGGAGTTGATCTGATGAGCCTGGCACTGGCGCACAAGCGCCGTGTTCAAGCCGAAGGCCCAGCAGCTGCTGCGCGTGCCGGTGCCGAAGCGGTGGTGTATTCATCCGCCACCGCGCTGTCCAGCCCAGCCAACGCCAAGAAACACCTGAAGCTGATGGAAGACGCATTGGCACAGGACCTGGAACGCGTCAGCGCCATCAACAGCCGCGAACTGCGTCAGCAGCTCAAGCGTGACGAGCTGCTGCCCAAGTACCTGGACTACGTGCAGCGCTACCGCGATTCCGGATTGAGTTTTCCGAACTCGGTAGTGATGCAGGTCCTGGTCTGGCTGTTCGACACCGTGCAATTCGAAGCGGGTCTGGACCTGGCGAACTTCGCCATGGAGCAAAACCAGCCGATGCCTGAGCGCTTCAGGCGCGACGTGCCGACCTTTGTCGCGGATGCGGTGATCGAGTGGGCCGAGGCCGAGCAGAAGGCCGGACGCAGTCCAGAGCCGTATGTTTCCGACCTGTTGCCGCGTGTCGATGGCGAATGGCAGCTCACCGAGCAGATCCCGGCCAAGTACCACAAGTTGCTTGGGATCCGCGCCCTGGACGCCAGGGAGTGGACGAAGGCCATCACCCACTTTGAACGCGCCACTGAGCTGCACGCCGCCGTTGGTGTGGGCACGCGACTGGAAGGCGCTCGCAAGGCGTTGGCAAAAGAACTGGCTAACAAAGCCGCCGAATAACCCGACTACCCCCCCGGCGAGAAACTGTGGATGTGAGCCAACCATTTATGGCCCTGACTCGCTGAAACAGTTTTCCCGCCCCTATTCGAGTGCCCAGCAATGAGCTTTTCCGGGAAACCCACGACCTTTGTGGAACAGGCGATCGAGAACGACGGCTTTTGGCCAGACCTCTCCGTAGCCGAGTTCCAGAAGGGTTACCGCCTGCCGGCGGAGTACCTGGTAGACATGCTGGTCACTGATCTGACCACGGCGATGATCGAGGTCAATCGAGATCTCACCAAGCGCAAGGGTCAATGGCAAAACGTGGGTATCACCACCGTGGAATCTGCTGACCCTATGGTGCTGCCCGAGCGCACATTTCACACAGCGACGTACAAGCGCGCCGTGTATTGCCGGGCCAAGGCCAGTTTGCTAACTCAGTTCGCCACCGTGACCCGTCGTGAAAGCGCGGAAAACACCGGCAAAGAACTGCCTGAGCGTGGCGAGACCTTCCTCGAATTCAGCCAGCAGGCCGTTCGCTCGCTGCAAGGTCGCGGCCGTATCACAGCGGTGCTGCTATGACCAAACTTCAGGCGCTGACTGCCTACCTGCTGGAACGCCAGCTGGTAGCTCCTGAGCAGTTGGATAGCTGGACCGAGCAAGTCACCCTCGAGCTGGTATGGAAGCCCGACGTAGACGGCATGCACCTGGGCAACATGCGCTATCGCGCCGCGATCGTGCTGGAGCGCTTCGCCGACCATCCGGCACGGCTAATGGCCCTGATTGGCAGCTGGCTGGAAACCAACGATCCTGGTCGCGATCGGGACGAGTTGCCGGCACCGTTGTTTGCCATCGAGATGCTGGACAACGACCTGGCCGACGTGGAAATCACCCTGGAGTTCGTCGAGCCGCAATACCTGGCCGAAGACCCTGCCGGCGAGATCCAGGCCTTCGGCAAGACCTGGGCATTTGTGCCGTTTGACCTGTGGGTCGCTGAACGCGGCGAGGTGGCCACCCATGGCGGGGCGTAGCACTTTCGAACTCGATGCACGCGGTTACCTGGGCGTGCGCGAGCAACTGGCACTGCTCAGCCTGCCGCCACAACTGCGCCGACGCCTGCTGAACAACGTGACCAAACGTGTACGGACGATGAGCCGCAAGCGCGTGCGCGATCAGCAGAACCTGGACGGCTCGCCGTTCGAGGCGCGCAAGGGTTCGGCCAAGGGCAAGAAAAAGATGGAAGCCGGCTTGGCGAAGCTGATGGTGGTGACCCGTGTCAGTGCCGACGAAGCCGAACTGGGCTGGAAAAACGCGTTGACCCGCTGGGTCGCCGCACAGCAACACCATGGCGTCAGTGAACGGCGCACCGCTGCGCAGATGCGTCGCTGGAACAAAACACCACCTGGCCTGGCCGCCACCGACAAGCAGGCAAAGCGCCTGCGCCGGTTGGGCTTTCGTGTGCGCCAGGCGGGCAAAAAGACGCTGACCCGGCCGTCAGTGGCGTGGATTCAAGAGCATGTGAACTACGCCAAGGCGGGACTGCTGATCCGCATCCTGGACGACGAGCGAAGCGAGTCCACCGGCGCGCAGAGCTGGGAAATCACGCTTCCGAAACGCCAGTTCATCGGCGTCAACACCGACCGCGACACCAGCTTGCTGGTTAACCAGGTGTTGCAACAAATCCTACATTCACCCCGCTAACGAGGCACTGCATGGCACTCGGTCAAGTCACCGTCGACAATCTCAATCTGGGCCAGGGTGCCGTTACAGAGATTGAGCGTTACTTCCTTTTCATCGGCCCGGCCGGCAAGAACGTCGGCCAGTTCATCCCGCTGAACACCGACAGCGACCTGGACGCTTCACTGGGCGTTCCGGCCAGCGATCTAAAAGCCCAAATCACTGCTGCCCGTCTCAACGGTGGCCAGCGCTGGGCGTGTGTGGCCGCTCCGATCGGTAACGAGGGCAATTGGTCCGAGGCCTTGGAAAGAGCTCAACAGCAGGGCTTCTCGGTGGAGGCTGTGGTAATCACCAAACCGGTGACCACCGCCGTCGAGCTGTCGGCCATGCATGACGCGGCGATTGCCCTGAACAACACCTACGGCCGCCGCGTGTTCGTGATGGCGGCCGCTGTCGGCATCACCGCGCAACAGACCTGGGCGCAATACGTCACCGAGCAAAAAGCCCTGGTCGCTGACCTGGCGGCGCCGCGTGTCCTGCCGGTGCCGCAACTGCACGGCAATGACCTGGGCGTGTTGGCCGGCCGCTTGGCCAACGCGGCGGTCAGCATTGCCGACAGCCCGATGCGCGTGGCCACTGGTGCCGTGTTGGGTCTTGGTCCAGTGCCGATCGATGCCGACAAAATCCCGCTGCCATCGGCGGTGCGCAGTGAGCTGGACCGAGCGCGCTTCTCCGTGTCGCAGACCTACCCGGATTACCAGGGCGTGTACTGGGGCGACGGCAATATGCTCGACACCCCGGCGAGTGACTTTCAGGTCGTTGAACACCTGCGCATCACCGACAAGGCAGCACGCCTGATTCGTCCGCTGCTGATCCGTCGCGTGGCCGATCGCCGCTTGAACAGCACCCCCAACAGCATGGCAGTCAACACCAACCAACTGATGGCGCCGCTGCGTGCGATGGCCAAGTCCACCACGTTCAACGGCGAGGTGTTCCCCGGTGACATCGAGCCGCCGAAAGACGGTGCCCTGGTGCTGAGCTGGCTGAGCAAAACCAAGGTCGCGGCCTACATCAAGCTCAAACCCCTCAACTGCCCGAAAGACCTGACGGCGAACATTGCCCTTGATCTTTCCACCGACAAAACGGAGTAACGCCCCATGGCAAAAATTGGCGGCAAGAACTTCGACGTGAGCCTGGGCGACCTGTCGCTGCACGTCGAGAACTGCACCCTGGACATCACCGACAACTCGTCGGTGGCCCAAACCCGTGGCGTGCCGGATGGCTTCGTGGATGGCGATGTGGCGGCGGCCGGCGAATTCGAGCTGGACACCACCAACTTCAACCTGCTGATCGACGCGGCGCGATCGGCCGGCAGTTTTCGCGCCCTGAAACCCTTTGACGCGGTGTTCTTCGCCAAGGCCGGCGAGGACGAAGAACTGCGCGTGGAAGCGTTCGGTTGCAAGGTGAAGATTTCCAGTCTGCTGGGGATCGATCCGAAAGGCGGCGAGAAGAGCAAACACAAGGTGCCGTTCGACGTCACCAGTCCGGACTTTATCCACATCAACGGCGTGCCGTACTTAGACGCTGCTGAGATCGAGGGGCTGCGCTGATGGGGGATTGGTTCGAACAGGCCTCGGCGCTGGAACAGCTGGAGCGTGAACACGCAATCACGGCTCAGCGTGCGCGGCCGCGCCCCTCGGGGCCGAGCCGCATCCACTGCCTGGACTGCGAAGAGCCGATCCCCGAACGACGTCGAGCGCTGGGCGGCATTGTTCGCTGCACACCCTGTGAATCCCTTTCTGAGCAAGGAAAACGCCGATGACCAGCAGTCTGCGGCCAACGATCTTAGCCCCGGTGATTGACCCTGAACGTCTCGGTTTGCTGGAGCGTGACATGGCAGTGACGCAACACCGCCTGGGTCAGATGGAAAGGCGCCATGAGTCGGTGCCCACCCGCATCACCAAGCTGGAACAGCAGTTTGAACACATGTCCGGCCAGCTTTCGGAACTCAACGAGGGCCAGCAAAAACTGACGTCAGTCGTGTCGGAAATCGGCCGCAAAATTACCTGGGCGTTGGCGATCGCCAGCACCCTGTGGGCCATCCTTCAAATGTTCGGCCCGACGCTGTTGCGGGTACTGGTGCCATGAGCCTGCGTGGTCGGATTCAAGCCGGTGCGATCGCGCTGGCCAGTGCTTCGCTGCTGACGTTCCTGGGCACCTGGGAAGGCCAGGGGCAGAACACCGTTTACGCGGATAACCTGGCTCGTGGGCTGCCGACTGTGTGCAAGGGCATCACCCGTCACACCAGCCCGTATTCGGTGGTAGTCGGTGACTACTGGTCGGATGCTCGATGCGCTGAGGTGGAGCAGCTGGTGATCGGCAAAGGGCAGCTACAGCTCGCCGACTGCATCACCAATCAGCAGGTGGGCCAGAACACGTTCGATGCCCTGAGCAGTCACGCGCACAACGTCGGCGTGCCCAGCACCTGCGCCAGTCGAGCGGTGGGGCTGATCAACGCCGGCCGCGTTGCCGAAGGCTGCAAGGCCTTGGCCTGGGCACCGGATGGCAAGACGCCGGTGTGGGCTTTCGTCACCGATGCCCAGGGCCGCAAACAGTTCGTTAAAGGCCTGCACAACCGCCGGCTGGCCGAGATGGCGCTGTGCCTGAAATGACCTTTTCCCCGTCGCGCCTGGTGCTGTTTGTACTCCTGGCCAGCCTGCTCGCGTGGGTGGCGTTCGATCTGGTGACCGATCAGCGCAACGACGCCCGGCGCGAGCGCGACAGCGCGCAATCGGAAGCGAAAGGCCTGCGTGAAGCGGCCCGCATCAACGGCGAAATGCTCGCCGAGCGGGATGCGATCGACCTGAAAAACACCACGGAGTTGACCCATGTCCGCACTGAAAACCAAAACCTGCGCCTCGCTGTTGACGATGGCACTAAGCGGTTGCGGATCCGCGCCACCTGTCCCGCCTCAGTGCCCGCCACCACCGGCGCCGGCGGCTTGGCTGATGCAGGCACCGCCGAGCTCACAGCAGACGCTCGACCGGATTATTTCACCCTCCGAGATCAGATCGCCTTAAGTCGGCAAATGATTCTCGGCCTGCAGCAACACATCGTCAGGGTGTGCCAGCGATAACTGGTGCACCAGAACAACCAATGTCTCCAACCTCAACCTGAGATCTACCCCATGAACGAGCAAAACGCAGTAATCACCCTGGAAGTCGGCGAGCAGGAATTCACTTTCACCCTAACCCCGGCAGACGTCACCAAGTACTTCAACGCACTGACCCAGACCAACAAGGTCGCGCCGGGTAATAACCTGCTGATGACCACCGTCAAGCAGGAAGAACGCGCCACCCTGAAACCGCTGCTGGGTAACCCGGTGATGGTCATGCAACTCGCCGGAGCACTCCTCGAGGAGTACGGCCCGAAGGTTGAGGTGATCGTAAAAAAGCGCTCGGCCACGCTGAGCGCCTGACCGAAAACGGCCTGGGCCAGCTGATGGCCCTGACGAACCGCTGGCTGCCTGGAGCCGAGCCCACACCTGAGGTGATGGGCACGGCCAAGTGGCTGGAGGACGAATACTGGAGACGCATGGAGATGGCCGTGGCTAACGGCATCGCCCTTGCGCTGAACGGGTAACGACAGTGGCAGACCGTAGCGCCAGCCTGGCTTTCATCTTGAGCCTGACCGACGAGGTCACCGCGCCCCTGGGCAAAGTGAAAATGGGTTTTTCCGACCTTGCCGAGCAGAGCGAAAAGCACATCAAGTCGATTGGCCTGGGTCTGGGCGGTCTGACGGCGGCGGTGGTTGGGATCCAGCAGTCCATGGCGCCGGCACTGGAAGTCAATCGTGCCCTGGGCGACGTCCGATCGCTGGGCGTCGCTGAGGACGCGCTGACTGCGCTCAACAGCAAGTCGCTGGCGTTCGCCGTGAACTACGGCGAGAACGCCCGGGAATTCGTCGCTTCGGCGTACCAGATCGATGGCGCGATTAAAGGGCTGGTCGGTAATCAGCTGGCCACCTTCACCAACGCCAGCAGTCTGGTGGCCAAGGCCACCAAGACCGACGCCGCGACCATGGGCGAATACGTCGGCACCCTCTACAACTTGCAAAAGTCCCAGGCGGACGCCATGGGCAAAGGCGCGTGGGTCGAAAAACTCGGCGGGCAGACGGCGCTGGCGGTGCAGTTGTTCCGCACCAGCGGTGCGGCCATGAAAGACGCGTTCAAGGAAGCCGGTGCTATCGCCACGACGGCCGGCGTGGACCTGGCCGAACAGATGGCGGTGATCGGTACGCTGAGCAGCACCATGGAGGGTGGCGATGCCGGTGGACGTTACAAGGCGTTCTTCGAAAACATCGGTGCCGCCTCGGAAAAGCTTGGCATGAAGTTCACTGACCAGCAGGGCAAGATCCTGCCGATCATGTCCATCCTGGACAAGCTCCAGGGCAAGTTCGGCGATCTGACCAGTGCGTCGGCCGGGGCCAAGCTGATGGAGGCCTTCGGCGGTGAAGGTGCCCAGGTGATCGGCGCACTGGCCAAGGACACGGGCCGTTTGCGTGACGGCCTCGATCAACTGGGCAAAGTACGCGGTCTGGAGAAGGCCGAGCAAATGGCCCAGGCCATGGTCGATCCGTGGCAGCAATGGGCGTCCTTGGTCGAGGTCATGCGCGTGGTGTTCGGCCAGGTGCTGATCCCGGTGCTGTCGCCGTTCATGAACAAGATGGTGGAGATCGGCAAAACGCTGGTGCGCTGGTCACAGCTGTTTCCCAACATCACCCGGGTGATTGGCATCACCGCGCTGACCATCATGACGATTATCGGCGCCATGTCTTTGCTGACCCTGACGGTGGGCATCGCGAAGATGACTTGGCTGGGACTGTTGACCGTGTGGAAAGTCCTCAACATGACCGGCCTGCGCAGTGTGGCGATATTCCTCTATCACACGGTGATGGTCATTGCGTTCGTGGCCGGGCTTGCCCTGATGTACACCTGGATGGGCGTAGTTCGGACGGGCATGCTGCTTTGGCAGGGCGCAGTCTGGCTGGTCAATGCGGCGCTGTTGGCCAACCCGATCGTCTGGATCGTTATTGGCGTGATCGCCCTGGTCGCGGCCGTGGCCGCTGCGATCTCTTTCTGGGACGAGTGGACCACCGCGCTGCTCAACAGTGAGGCGTTCAAGTGGGTCAGCGCCCAGCTCCAGGCCTTGTCTGACTGGTTTAACTCCATGGGCGGCTGGTCCGGTATGGCCAAGGCCGCCTGGGACGGCATCGTCAGCATCTTTCACAAGGCCGTTAATGGCCTGATCGAACTGCTCAACAGCATCCCCGGTGTGAACATCGAAGCGCGCTTCGGCGGCATGCCCGAAGTGCCCGGTATCGATGCGGCTACCAACGCCGCCGACAAGGCGACTGCCGGGCAAAAAGTCCAGCAGAGCATCAACGCCGCCGACACGGCAACTGCCGCGCAAAAAGCCCAGCAGACCATCAATGCGGCCATTCCCAGCATTTCCCCAACGCGACCGACTGCGGTGCCGCCTGGCGGCCTGCTGACCAGCATTCAGAACAACAGCAACAGCCAGAACAAAGGTGTGCATGTGGAGAACATGACCATTCAAAACAGCAAGCCGATGAACCCGCTGGAGATGGAAAACATGATGGCCATGGCGGTGGGTGGATGAGCGAATACGTTGACCTGTTGATCGTCGACAACGACCTGGCGCTGGACCCTTCGAATCAGCCGCGGCTAATCGATGACCGTGCCTGCATCGCCCAGGACATCGCGCACATGATCCGCGACAGCGGACTGCTGGTCACGCTGGTGGCCGAGCGCGATCGGCTGCGGCAGCGCGACTGCATCCAGCAGATGGAACTGCTGGTGGAGGCCGACGAGCGCCTGGTGCCCGGGACTGCGCACATCACGCAACTGGAGCCAGGTCAGTACCTGGTCACCGCCAAAACCCTGAAATTCGGATTGATCGAGGTAAGCCTGTGAGTGAGGTCGATTTTAAACAGGTGATCGCCGACGCCGGCATCCCGACCACCGAGGCCGGTCTGAAAGCGGCCTGGGAAAAGGAGGTCGAAGCCCAAGGCGCCAAGGTCGCCAACACCAGCAGCTATTCGCCGTTCTGGCGGGTGATGACGGCGCTGGTCACCAAGCCGGTACTGTGGTTGCTCGACTTCCTGTGCCTGACCGTGCTGCCGAACTTCTTTGTGAAAACTGCGGTGGATGCCTGGCTGGATATGCTCGCCTGGGCGGTCAACGTCGAGCGCAAGGGCGCGACCAAAGCCAAGGGCACCGTGCTGTTTACCCGAGCGACACCGGACGGCGTGATGGAGCTGGAAAAAGGCATCGCGGTGCAGTCCGCTGCGATCAACAGCAACGTCTATCAACTGACCACCACAGCGGCCGCAACTTTTCAGCAGGGCCAGCTACAGCTGGAAGTGCCGGTGGAAGCGAACGAGGCCGGCAGCGGCTACAACCTGGCACCGGGTTATTACGCGATCCTGCCGGTTCCGGTACCGGGCATTGTCCAGGTGGCCAACGTGGACGGCTGGTTGGAATCACCCGGTGCGGATCCGGAACCGAACGACCAGCTGCGCCTGCGTGTACGCAACCAGTTCTCGGCGGTCAACCAGTGGCACACCGACGCGGTGTATCGCGCCATGATTTCCGCGTTCCCCGGCGTGCGCCCCGATGGCGTGTATTTCGAACACGGAGCGCCCCGGGGCCCCGGCAGTGCGAACGCCTATGTGCTGTTTGATGCGGGTGTGCCGGCGGACAGCTACCTGGAACAAATCAACTCGCACATCCGCGACCAGGGCAACCATGGGCACGGCGATGACCTGCTGGCCATGGTGATTCCGGATATCCAGTACACCATCGAGCTGGACCTATGGCCACGGCCCAATCTGGGCGATGAGAGTTTGGCGAAGCTGGAAACCGAGGTGGAACTGTTTATCCGTGCTGCGTTTCGCGAAAGCACCGTTCGGGACTACAAGCCGACGCTGACTTATCCCCAGTCGCGATTCAGCTTCAGTCGTCTGACTGAGGAATTGCACCACCAGTTTCCCGATATCAGCTCGATGCGATTCGCCACACCCGACATCATTTCCGGCTTGGACATCCCCCGAATCCAGGTATTGAAGGTGACGGCTCGATGATCAAAATCAAGTTGCCGTTCTGGCTCGCCGGCACCGAACTGTCAAAGCTGATCGCCGCCGCGCAAGCCTGGTGGGAGACCGTCACCGGCTGGCTGAACTGGCCATACCTGCAAATCGATCCAGACACCTGCCATCTGACCATTCTGGAATTGTGGGCTTGGCAACGCGACGTCACGCGCTTCAACGGCGAACCTGAGGCCTTGTTCCGGCTGCGGGTGAAATACGCCTTCATCAACTCCGTAGACGCCGGCAGCACCGCCGGCATGAAGCGCATTTTCGAGCGCCTGGGCGTGGGTTACGTCGAGATCGAGGAACGCCAGCCCGATCGGGATTGGGACGTGGTCCTGCTCAAATTCAGCAACACCCAGCTGTCACTGAACCCGGAGTTGCTGCGCGTGTTGATCCAGCAATACGGCCGGACCTGCCGGCGTTACGACTTCGTGACCATCACCCCCGTGGCGCTGCAAATCGCCTTGATCGACTTTAACGACGACCAGCAAACGCTGGTTGCCAGCCTGTAGGAGCGCACCGTGAGCGCCAATATCACCCTGGCCGGCGAAAGCCAGATTGCCCTGAAGCAAAGCCAGAAAAAACCGCTGATCATCAGCAAATTCATTTTTGCCAACGTGCCCGGGCTGGACCCTGTGGCGCCGATCGATCGCGCTGCCGGCAAACCACCGGCGGCGCAGATCGTCCACGTCTACACCATCCCTGCGCAAAACGCCGGCTACGTGAACCCCAACCAGGTGGTGTACAGCGCCCAGCTGGGATCGGACATTGGCGACTGGGATTTCAACTGGGTCGGCCTCGAGGACGAAGAGGGCGTGCTGTTCGCGGTGTCTTCGGTGCCGTTGCAGCAGAAGCGCAAGAACATTCCGCCGCTTCAGATCGGCAACAACGTCACCCGAAACTTTCTGGTGGCCTTCGATGGCGCCCTGGAGTTGACCGGCATAACCATCGATGCCAGCACCTGGCAGCATGACTTTACTGTGCGCCTGGCCGGGATCGATGAGCGCGAGCGTCAAAGCAATCGCAACCTGTACGGCCGCGCCTGTTTTTTCGGTGGTTCACTGACCTTTGAAAAGACCGCGACCGGCTTTCAACTGCGTTCGGGAACGGCCTACATCGAAGGCATTCGTGTGGCTCTGGGCGAACCCTTCCCGGTCACCGGCGTTATCCCCGTGGGCAAAGTCTGGCTGGATGTGTGCCTGGAACGCCAGCTCAACGATCGGGTGGCCAGCTGGAAAGTGGTGTACGGCGACCAGGCGGACTACACCGACGCGGCCGGTGCCCGCCATTACCGCGTGCCGATCGCCGACTTTATCTCGTCGACCACCTTCACCGATCTGCGGATAGCTGAGCCTATTCCGGGTGCATTGATCCAGTACCTGGCCGCGCGCAACGGTGACTATGAGCAGCTGCGCGCCCGGGGGACGACGAAAGAAGACGTGGATCTGGGTAACTTGCCCAACGCTAAGAGCGACGATCCGGCGACCAACAGCAGCGATATTCTGGCCACCACCGCTGCGTTGAACAGACTGCAACAGCAGGTCGGTGACTCGATGACCGGCATGGTGTCGGGGTTCGCGATGGCGACAGCCCCCGCCGGCTGGCTGAAGTGCAACGGCGCGGTGGTCTCGCGCACCACGTTTGCGAGTCTCTTTGCGCGCATCGGTACGGTGTTCGGTGCGGGGGATGGTGTTACGACCTTCAACGTTCCGGATGCGCGAGGGCTCTTTCCTCGGGCTTGGGACGACGGACGAGGTATCGACCCGGGGCGGGTGTTTGGCACCTTCCAGGACATGCTGATGCAATCCCACGCGCACACCGCCACGGCAGCAGCGGTCGGTGACCACGTACACGGTGCATGGACTGATGCCCAGGGCAATCACTCCCACACAGCATGGACTGATGCCCAAGGCAACCACGCACACAGTGCTTGGACAGACGCGCAAGGTAGTCACCAGCACGGCATTTTCCGGGCGGCGAACAGCAGCGTGGGTGGCGGCAGCCCCAACATCACCACAGCCAACGGTGCCAACGGTATGGCTGCGCCCACGGACTGGGGCGGTTCCCACAGCCACAACGTCGGTATTGGCGAAGCCGGTAATCATGCGCACAACGTTGGCATTGGCGCCGCCGGCGTCCACGGGCACACCGTCGGTATCGGCGGTGCAGGCAACCACACCCACGCCCTGACGGTCGCCGCTGCCGGCGGTACCGAAACCCGTCCGAAGAACTTGGCCCTTCTTTTCTGCATCAAGTATTGAGATCAATCATGACTGACAAACTCGTCTATCAGACGGACCACCTGGGCATTTTCATTGGCGCGGTCGAGGCTGATGAATCACCCCTGGAGCCGGGTGTGTACCTCATTCCCGGTGGCTGTGTGGAAACCCCGCCGCCGACGATCCCTGACCACAAAGTCGCCTGGTGGACTGGCCAGGCCTGGCAGTTGGTGGACTACTTCGGCGGTGTGGTCGTCTACTGCATCGACACCGGTGAGCCGCGAACCCTTGAAGGGTTTGAAGCGCTTCCGGCCGGCTTCACCCTGGAAAAGCCCGGGCCGAACCAGATCTGGAAGGATGGCGAATGGGTCGACGATATCGACGCCGTGCTGGCCGCTCTGTATGACAACAAACAGCAGGCGATCGGCGTGGCGTACAGCCAGTACGTCGCCGGCGGCTTCAGTTCGGATGCCCTGGGCGAGTTACACCGTTACGGCAGCACGATTGACGACCAGGTGGATTTAAACGGCCAGGTGCTGCTGGGCTTGGATGACGTTTACCCCTGCTATGACGTTGACCAGGTGAAGGCCTTTCGAGCGCATACCATCGCCCAGCTACAGAAGGTCAGCCAGGATCTGGTGCGCTTCAAACAGGCTGCCATGCAGCACGCCGACAGCCTCAGACAGGCCTTGGCCAACGCCCTGGACGACAAGGATCTGAAGGCCATGAAAGACATCACCTGGACTCCGCCGGCATGACCTGGGCGCCGGTGACCATGCGCTGGCCAGAACAGGCCACACAATGGATGGGGGGCCTGTCGGCCGCCAAAGATCTGGCCGGTGGGGAACTGGCCAGTACGGCCCAGCGCCTGGCCGGCCTCGAGGGGCTGGCCAGCACCAACCCGGGGCCGGTCGGTGATGCGGCCAAAGGCGCGATCACTGCCGGTCGTGCGGCCTTGGCCGAGCAGCTGGGGCAGGCACCGGCGTGCCTGGTGGTGACGCCGTTTCAAAGCGGCATCGGCCAGGGGACGGGCTATCAGCGTTTTCTGTCAGCGCCCAATCTGCTGGAACACCTGGCGAAGAAACTGGACGACGTCACCGACACCGGGCGCCCGGCCGGGCCGCAATACGCACTGTCGATACTGTTCCTGGGCACGCGTCTGGAACAGCTGGCCAGCAGCCTGTCACGGTTCAACGCCTTGCTGCCGATCCCTGACCTGGTGCGCACGGAACGCCGCGCCCAGCACCTGGTGAAGCTGGAAACCGAAAAGTGGGAGATTCCCGGCGCCGGTCCATTGCCACGCTGGCAAGCGCTGCCTCTGGAGCGCTGCACGGTGGTCAAGGCCGCCAAGCAGTCCATGGCCGGCCAACTGGCGGTGCTGGAGAGCTACGCGGCCGACAGTTCGCCATTGGGTGATCTGGCTGCTTTGGCGACGCGCAAAGTCGCCCAGCAGCAGGGCCGGGATCAGCAATTGGCTGGCCTGAAAGCGCTGCTGGCTGGGGGAAACCCTGACGTCAGCATGCGGGCGCGCCTGATCGGTCCGGGCCACACCAGCGAGTTGCGGCGCGAGTTGTTGGCCGGCGATGCCCCGGGCCACGAATGGGTGCTGTGCGCCGGCCTGATGTTGGTTGGCTCGAAAGAAGGATTGAGTTTTGTACAGGAGCTGGTCGGGCTATGACGCTGCTACTCGATGGCCACAAGGTCCAGGGCAAGAACCTCAAGGTGACCGCCAATCTGCGTATTGAAAGCGGCGACATGTCCGGCCAGACCAGCAACACCGACAAGGCCCACAAAGGGTTCAAGCCCAAGACGCTGACCGTCTCGTTGATGATTCCGTTTGTGGATAAGTCCCAGCTGGTCGATCTGATGCGCCTGGCCGAAGCCACTGCCGGCGGCGGCCAGTTGCACCTGTACCGCATCGTCAATGACTCGGCCGAAGTGTTCGGCGTACGCCAGGTCGAGTTCTCCGACGGCATCAGCGCCCGCGAGGACGATTCCCTGCGCGCCTGGCTGGTCCAGTTCACGCTGAGTGAACGCGAGTCGAACCCGGAAAAGGTCGAAGGCCGACGCGCCGGCAACAAGGTCAACGCGCAAGGCGCCCCGGGCAGTGCGGTCGGCGACGGCGGCAATGGGACGGATGCAACCAGCGATAACCCGGCGCTGAGCGGTTTTGAAAAGGTGCTGGGCCGCGTGGACAAGTGGCTGGGCGAGAGTGAGCCGACGTGAAGCTGCACAAGATTCTGGCCATCAATGGCGCGCCGATCGCCCTGGTCAAAGAGGATGTTCGGCTGGACGCCACCAGCCCCGGGCGGGCGACGTTCACTATCCAATCCGCGGTGCCGGTAAAAGGCCTGGTGACGCTGGATATCGGCTACAACGAAGGCACGTTGCAACGGCACTTCATTGGCTACGTCGAGCGCTGCACCGCCGCCAACGCCGTCGAGCAGGTGTTGTTCTGTCGCGAGCTGGCCGCCGTCCTGGCCAACCCGCTGCCGCTGAACCTGCGTCACGTCGATTTGCGCGCCGTGCTGGCCGAAGTCAGTGAACAGACAGGCCTGCGCTTTCGCGTGCCCGATAGGCCCTACGCCAGCGTCAAGGCACCGTACTTCTACAGCCTGGCGGCCGGTTATCAGGCGATGGACAGCCTGGCACGAGTGTTCAACATCCCCGACTTCACCTGGCACCAGCTGGGCAACGGCGAAGTGTTTGCCGGCAGTTGGGCCGACAGTTTCTTTGGCGCCCGTGCGCCACTTCAGCTCCCCTCGGAGCTGTTCGACGGCTACCAGGGCAACCAAAGCGCGATGGTCGCGGCCCTTCCCGGGTTGCGACCAGGTGCAACGATCAACCACGGCGAGCGCATCACCAGTGTGGCCCTTGCCAATGACCAGATGGCCATCCGATGGAAGACGCAATCCGCCGCGCTGTAGAGCGCCAATTCCCCGAACTCACCGGTGGTTACCACTTGCCACGCTTTGCCCGGGTTGTCGCCGTGGCCGATGCACCGGCCGGCGCCGGGATCTGCGACGATTTCCGGCCGCGCTATGCCGTGGACATCGAGGTCCTAGGCCCGGATGGTGAGCCTGATCCGCAGCTGCCCCAGCTCGCCGGCGTGCCATTGCCGCTGCCCACCGGTGGCGAGGAAATGGGCATGTATGCCTTTCCGGAGGAAGGCACTCAAGTTGTGGTGTGCTTCGCCTATGGCCTGCCGAACAAGCCCTACATCCAGACCATTTTGCCGCACGGGCTGAGCATGCCCCGCGTGCCGAAAGGCGATCAGGTGTGGCAGCACAGCGAGGCGGCCCAGCAGCGTGTCGACGCCGACGGCAACTGGCTACGCCAGACCGATGGCAAGATCCAGGACAAGGCGATCGAGCGCGAAGTCGAAGCCCTGCACAACACCGAGAGCTTTCAGAATCACACCAGAACCGTGGACGACCATTCGACCGAGTCAGTGGGTGGCGTGAAGACGATTGAGGCGCTGGGGGCGCTCAAGCTGCTATCGGGTGGATCGGCGAGCCTGGCGGCCGTGGATGATCTGCACCAGGCCACCGGCCGCGATCTGAACCTGGTGGTGGGGCAGAAGCACAACGCCACGGTGGGTGGCGACATGCAGGAGCGGATCGAGGGGCTGCGTAAAAGCGTTGCCGGCGTCAGTCAGCGACTGCAGGCGCCGAAGAACTGGATCGGGTCCGAAGGCGTGAACCTGTTTCAAGTGGTATGCGACATGCTTAATTTACTGCAGCAGATGAATACACAGCTCGCGGCGCACACGCACGTACCTGGGCCAACGCCGAGTCCAACCGATGCGGCAGCATTCACAGCAAAGGCTGAGCAAGCACTGGAGCTATCCGCAAAACTCAAGGCTATTACCCTTTAACTACCCGGTACTGCACGCCACTTTGCGTTTTTTATGACTCCAGCACAATATGACGCCCAGTCTATGACACTCGGTGCGCTCTCATGTTTGATACAGTTAAAGAGCTGGAACTACACAAAGAATATTTTTTTGAAGTGTTTTATCGCGAGGGTGACTCTGGTTATGCGGCCACGCTTCATTTAACTCCGGAGCTAATAAAATTTAAAGTTACGTCTGAGCGAGATTTTTCGCTGTCTTGGGATGCCACTGAAGCAAGGTGTGACGATCATAGAAATGTATTTTTTCTTAAAGGGCTTTATTGTGTTGGGATTAAGTCGTCGGTAATTAATCACACGCCATATGTTGGGTTAAAGGAGATTGAATTTACCGTTGAAAGTGTAATTTTTTGTCCAAGCGAACCTCCAGAAAATGGTTTTTTTGAATCAATAGATATAGCTTCTTCGACAGTAAACGAATGGGTAGGTTACACGACCACACAGCAAAAGATTTTCGAGGCGAGTTATAAGCGCGAAGATGTGGAGCCGCTGCTAGTCGAATTTTCAACGCCTGCAAATGAGCATGATGAAATAGGCGTGCGTTACAATGCGACATTCCGTCAGTCTCATTTGTTATATGAGCATGGATTTACCTTTCCACCTTCACTGTTTTATTTAATGGGTTCGGGAGAACGTGTTGCTGACCCATTTTTAATCTATGTACGCATCTTTAATCTTTTAGCGTTTTTGACGGGGGCAGAACCCTCCGTCCAGAGTGTGACGCTCAACTATGATCTTTATGGATATAGCCAAAAAGGCTACCTCTACTGTATCAATAACAGTTTGAAACCTAAGGGATCAGATCTTTATGCAATGTTTCCCCTTGGGAAAGACCCTCGTTTTGATGACTGGGGAATTGCGCCATTTCCTATGTCTTCATTCGCGTTGTATTTTAGTCCAGATTCCGATCTCCCTGATTTACTAGAAAAGTACGTCAAGTATCGAAGTATGGGGAATGTTGAGGATAGACTGCTAGGTTACTTTAGGTTGCTTGAAAAACATTGCTATAACAGGAAGTGTTATCTTTCCGAGGATTTGTTTGTTCGATTCTCCCGGCTTGCAAAAGGCTGGGTAAAGGGCAATAGCTCGTTGAGCGCCAAGCAGATCAAAAGTTTTGAGGGCGGGCTTAAGAGGTTTAACGGTCAAAAATATAACACTGAAAAATGTCTCAGTGATTTCCTTTCTTCGTTGCCCGAGCCCATCAAAAAAGGTTTGGGGGTGACTAAAGATTTGTTAACGGAAATTTGCACTCTTCGGAATAATATTACACATGCAAATAAATATAATATCGAAGAAGATAAGTTGCACCTATTTGTTGCTCATGTTCATCATTTGCTTATTTTTGCGATTTTAGAGAAGTTGGGTATTGTTCTAGCAGATGTCGCAAATATTACTAATCGCCTCAGGAGTTATTGAGTGTTACTAAACCTGAGTTGGAATCAAGGTGTGATGCTCGGAAGTGGTGTTCTCGACTGTCCGCATTGCAAAAGGCAATTCGTCTACTCTAATCGGCACCACCATGACTGGGCATAAGCGCAACCATCGATATGCTCGATGCCACTCAAAACAAATCCCGTAACTGCCATCCCTGCCAAGGTCGCATCGAGCAGCGGTGGCAGTGGATCGGGTTCGAGCGGCATACCCACTTCAACACGAGCAACATTAGCGGCCCGACCCAGCTCACTGCACATAGTAGAGTTCACCATAATGTTGCCTCGGATAGCCGGATAGCGGCGCCGCTCCTTCGGATCAAGAGCGACACCACGCAAGCGCATAGGCGTGACCAGTACATGCATGGTTCTTCCTATACGTCAGCGTCGAGGTCGAGTAGCGATTCAACCGCGTAGGCCAGCGCGGCGTCTGCCAGCTCCAACATATCGCTCAGATCGTCAGCATCAATTACTTGATGTCGATACAGCGCGTGAGCCTGCCTGAGTAACGCCTTGTGGTGGGCGCCTGGCATGGCGAGAAGTGCCACGTCATCGCGCAGCATGACTTGCCAATGCGTTATCGCTGATAACTTCGCACCTGCAGTGTCCGCAAAATCTCTATTCATCGGTCAGCCCCATTCCAGCTGAATACTGTATGCATGAACAGTATATCCGCAGCGGCACCCCATTACATCATCGGATCGACTGGGGGCAATACCCAGCGGCTCTTGGCTGCTCTGACATGTTCCGCTTCAAAGAAAAAACTGCTGAAAAAAGCACTTATCCCCCTCCCGCCGACGGGCTTTACGTCCCTTTTTTGTGCAAAGGCTGGTGGGATGCAAATGATGGTTCCGCCCAAGCCCGCTGCGGGGGTTGTGGGCTGTTTTGCAATTGCACGGAGTGCAAGGTTTTGCAAAAAAGTGCAGCGGCTTTGCACAGCGGAATGGGGCCGGCTCAATTTGACCAGCGAAGTGAGGCGCCCGGTTTACAGGGGGTACGGTTGCAAAAACCAGCTGCAGACGAGGTTTTCGTTTTCGGAACGGTTCACACCAGGTGCGAATCATTGACCGCCCAACCCAATAGCAAAACAGCTGTGAGGCCCGCTCCGCGAGGCTTTCCGGCGTTTTGCGGTATTGCACGACATCACCACGGACTGGCTGACATTCAGCACACATTCAGACGCAGTAAAAAAACGCCAAAACTGATGGCGCATGGATATTTTTCAGACGTGGGGTGGGAAAAGGGTAATTTTAGTAAGCGAGGGATCAGAACGGGCTGGAGCCCTTATAGATCTTGGCTTTCAACCATTACCTCAGAGGGTAATTTAAGGTAAGCGGAAGGGTAATATTTTGTTCAAGCCCTTATTTTACTGGGCTTGATGGCAGATGGGCATTACTGGTGCCGAAAGTAATTTTATAACCGTTTACTTACCTTATTATTACCTCTATAAAAATATATCAACTATCTAATTTTATTGGCTTTTATCTGGGTTTTTGATAACTCATTACCAAAATTACCTTTTTCCCATGGCTCAACATAAAACGCGGGAAATGCCTGTCGCGGCCGTTTTCTGCAACCTGGTGCGTTTAACTTCTGGGACCACGCTGGGACAGATCCTGCGCATGCTGCCAGGCTGCAACCCTTGTAAAACCGGGGGGTAAGGTTCCGAAAGTCGCTCACGGGTAGTTTCGAATCTCTCCTTCACCGCCACATTTATACGTTAAAGCCCTGATTACTCAGGGCTTTTTCGTTTCTGCGTTTCTGAAAAAAATCCCATCCCATACTTTGCCCCATACCCTGGATGGCTCAGGGCTTTGCGACCAAAGGCTAATTTTTCCGACAATTTCTAAGCGGTGTAGTCCAGCAGCATCCGTCGATTGATCTTGCGCGCATCGTTGTAACCGGGACCGTCCTAACCGACACCAACGCACGAACGCTGCCAGCAATCGCTATGAGCTTTGACCGTGGCGAAGTGGTCGCCGGCAACAATAGACCCTTCGCTTGTGGGCCGACGTAGCTCAACTGGCGGCCATAGCCAAAGTTACGACCATCAATCCGACCGACCAGGGCCATCATCATCGCTTTCGTTTTTTTGCAGAAAGAAAAGCAGGGCTTTCCAGTGGGGGTTGATCCTGTCCACTTGCTACCAGTGCTTGGGCCGAGTAGGGCAATTGACCAGCGCAGTCTTGCAGCGTGCCGAACCCGGGCATCCCTCTGACTCTCCTGAGTACGGAATGTGCAAGAGCCAGCAAACGCTGTTGCTTATCTTGCGGCGCATGCATGAGGAAGTTTCCAAGCGGCTGGCGCGACAGGGACGTGCGGATCATGAGGCGCTAGTCCTGCATGAGGACTGGAGACTGCGAGGCTGCCGACATCGTCCGGAATTGGTTCAAGAAAGCACGTGAAGCATTGGTCAATCGCGGGGCTCCGCAAGTCGACTGGCCACATGTTTTTTATCGATTGAGTCCGTCTGAAACGGAGACTCTCCTTAGGGGGATCCTCTGTTTCGGACGGACTTTAGCGGGTTAGGTTAGGTATTGAGAAAGACGTCCTAAAGTATTGATCGACAGATTTTGATCCGTGGTTTGTTAATCGTTATAGACAAGGATTTCTCAATAAAAAGGCGGTCTCAACGGTTGCGAAGTTACTCATGCATCTGCTCCATTACCCATCTGAAGTTCAAGAGCCTGGCGCACCAACCCAATCACATATGGTAGGCCATCGAGTGAGTCCAACAGCACCGAGACATCGCCATTGCCCCAGCGACCGAGCCCGGTAACGTCCTGACACAAACCCTTAGGATCGTGAATCTGTGCAAATTCCATATTTAGCGCTACGCGCAGGCGACCGACCTGGGGCACCACGTCGACAAAATTGGTTTCTGCCTTATACGCCACGTACAGCTTCAAAAACTCTTCATTCACGCATGGGTCCAAAGCCAACACCGCAGTGCGGAAGGCTTCAAACAACTCCAGAGTCTTGCCGCCATGAAGCTGTGGGTGATCTTCAATGCGGTACCCCGTACCTTGGGACTTTTGCTGGTAGAGAGAAAGAATCTCGTCCTCTAGCAGCGGCGCAGGCCACACCTCCAGGGCATTGTTGGCTAGGCGTTCTGCCCGAGCCTTGATCTGGCTCTCATTCCATAGAGGCAAGGTTCTGAGGTCAGCATTGAGCTTGAGCGGGCTGTCGCGAAAGCCGCCGGCCATGTCGCGCTTCTCGCTAAAGGTCTTGTCACTGTACTCGCTGTTGTAACCGGTTAGCGTAAGGTTACCCAAAGTGTGCAGCCAGGTTTCCTGAACCCTAGCCCAGTCTTCACCCAGCTCCTCGCGCCAGGTGCTGGAGAGATTTTCATTTTGAGGCAGGATATGTTCGATGGTGTATTCATCTACTACTACCCGCTCTTTACGCCCGAAGTTCTCAAAGCGACGTAGCCAGTAACTGCGGCTGCGGAAGTAGTACAGGTCGCGGGTCTGAAAGTCTCGGCGAAACTCATCATCGGTGGGAAAACGCCGGTAAGAAGGTAGCGTGAGGAAATGCGCCTGTACGCTTTCCAGATAGCGATCCTTTTTCAGCGCCTTGGCGAAGGTCGAGAAGGTTTTGTTCATCGAGTTGGTGGGTACCGCGCAAATCGCCCGGCGGAATACGTAACCTTCGATCAGACGCACGACTTTGAGGAAGTCTTCCCGAGGCAGCAGATCATTGGCGTAGTCGTGATAGAGCTCCAGCAGAAACGGATAGGCCACATCCACTTTTAATTCACGCAAGTCGTGGAAGGCAACTTTCAGCTGCGGGTCGGTTTCCGACCCTAGGGCCATGGCACAGAAGTAGCGGGCGAAGTCGCGAATATCGCGCACCAGTGCCTCCACTCCCAAATTGGCAATTGCCGGTTTGCGGCTGTACAGCCGAAACACTTCGTAAATCTCATCTAGGCGCGGAATTTCCCCGGTCTTGACCGTCAAGTAATGACGCATAAAGCCGTCGAAGTACTGGCCGTATGCTTCCTGGCCAAACGCCAGCTCCATGGAGCGCCAGTATTCGTTGTAAAGCAGGGTTTGTTGGCTGGGCTCCAGGCCCATGAGAATGAAGTTACGAATCAGGTCGGCCTGGCTCAGCTTGCGGCCGGTGGAGTTCATGCTTTCGAAAATCAGCTGCGGATTATCCCGCGTGCGGTCTAGGGCAATGTCTACCACCACCAGTTTCGCCAGGCCCTTGCACAGGGGCAGCAGGTTGTCGCCACAGGCGCGAATGAGCGATTGGAATAGGCCGAAGTTTTCCGCGATGCGCAGGGACTGCTCCTTGGGCGGATCACGTTGATCCACCAAGGCAATCAGCGACTGCTTGTCCGTTTGTGAGAGCAACAATTTGAAATGGCGATCGCCTTCTTCCTCATCGTTGATCAAGTACCAGTTGCGCAATTTGCGCGGTGCAAAGCCGTCCAGCGGTTCCCGCTCCCCCTGGGGGAAACCCTCTAGCGAGTGATGTAGGGCAGTGAGCAGCAGCGTCAGGGTGGTGAGACGCTGCTGTCCGTCGATCACCAGCAACGGTTCGACGCTCATCAGGTTCGACAAGCCTTTTTCCACGTACACGATGGAGCCGACGAAATGCGAGGTCACCCGATCGTCCTGGCCGGCGCGTAGTACGTCGTCCCAAAGCTGCTGGCATTCATCCGATGTCCAGGAATAGGTGCGTTGGTAAATAGGGATGACGAATTGCGGGGATTTCTTAAGAAAATCCAGGAATTTGGCTTCTGAAGCTTTCATTTCGACATCCTTGAAAAATTACATCCGCGTCGAGCTGTGTGCTCGGGCAAGGGGGTGAAACCGGTCAGTAGGATACAAAGTGCCAGCATTTCGCGCATCTCTATCTTTCTTTCACGTCACCAGCTCTAGAGGGATCACATTGGCAATGTGGAAGAAGTTTTTACATTGAATTTTCCTGATCGCGAGCCAGGAGTAGTGCTGATATCGGTGACCCAATCGCTAAGCACATTTCTGATATTGTGTAGTGTCACGACCATGACGTAAGGGGGCATTCTTTCCGATCTGCAGCGCCAAATTTACGTTCCGTTGACTCAATACTAAGTAACCACTCCCCCAACCTCCACATTCAACCCGGCTACCTGACCCTAGATGCTGAGCTCTCGATTCTCTTCGGCGTCAACAACTGGAACAAGTAGGTGCGCTACACCGAAGTCGGTTTTGCCAATGGGAAAAAGCATTGCCGAGCGTGCGATCAGACTTTTTATTATTGGACGCAAGAACTTGTTCAGCAACACGCCCGAAGGCTCAAAGGCCAGGAGCCCTGTTCGTGGTTGTACCGCAACCTTGAGTGACTGCCCCAGGAAATTTAGGTTGAAGAGTACGAAGTGTTGTTGTCGTATAGCTGCGCGCCGTAAATACCACCGTGGTCATAAGATCTTGCCTTGAAAAATTAGATTTTATGGAGTGCATGTCATTTTTTGCGACGCAGCACTACCTATATGAGCACTTCTACTGATAGCCTTAGGCCTTGATAAGGGATAATGGCTTTCATGGCTAGCGTTTTATTAGCAATGGGCCTGTGATTGTTAAATTAATTGAGGGAAGTAATATGGGCGTTGCTAAACCAGTTGTACTACCTAGCATTAGGTTTGAAAAACAGGGGGATGCGGACGCATTTTTTAAGGCGATGCTGGAAAGCTATGAAGATGATGAATATCTGAATAGCGCTGATGAAGAAGTGGTATACGAACTCCTCCAGCGTCACCCTGAAGCTGCAACGAAAATTGGATCGGGTGTCGTTGGGATTTTTCGGGCGCCTTCACTTGATCACCCATCAAGTTGTTTTCATGTACATAGAGTTGATGGTTCGAAAACGGACTTTTCCTATAAGATCTGCGTGAAAGCTAAATCTCCTAGCTTAAAGTCGCGCTTCTATGAGGCGTGCCAACGCTCAATCACAAATACTGTGATCGCCCAGAAGCGTTCGCTTTTTAATGCTGCCGGGGGGAAGATTGCTTGTTACAAAACTGGGGTTCTTACAACGTTTAGCTCATCTGATTATCGTCACACTGAACCTAGATTTCGAGAGATAGTAGAAAATTTTATAAAGATTAATAATATACTCGTGTCGGAAGATTTGCTTTCAAATGGAGCTGATATGCAATATTCGACAGTTTTCATTGATCATGCAATGGCAAGTGCATTTGTTAACTATCATGAAGCGGTTGCTGAGCTTCAGGTTTTTAAACGATTTGAAATTCCAGTGTTTTCTTGATTGCGTTGCTAGGAGCGAGAAGATGGATTCATTTTTTAAAATGAATCCATCTTGTTGTTCTGTGTCGTACGTCAATTAGCTTCCAGTTGAAGCTTTTGTTGCGAATGTGCGATCAGTCAGGGTAGGTTTGTTTTTTGGGTAACTAAAACTAAGATTTATCCCTGATTTAATAAGTTCAATAGGAGTTAACTAGCTCCATTGTGTCATGTAAAAAGTTTGCCATTTCCCCTTTGTAAGATTTTAGCAGTGATCTTTTGTTCTGTCCGTCTCCAATGATGATCGTTTTGAAGGATTCAGGTGGCAATTTATCGTAATTATTTTCAGGGATGTCACTGTCTTTTAGCAGTGCCATTGAGACAAATAGCTGCGTGTCGATGGGGTGGTTTTTGAAAACGAAAGAAATGATGTCTTTTTTATTCTTCGGGTCAATGTCTTCTTTGAATATCGCGTCTAAGATAAAAGGAAATCTATGAGTGTTTTTTGTTTGGCTGAATATTTCGTTGATCGCGAAGTGATACGCCATTACAGTTTTGTGCAGTTCAACCCCTTGAGTTGGAAAGGCTGATATTTTATAGAGGTCTAGATAGCGGCCATCATTGAGAGGGGCGACATTTAGGCTGATTAAGTTTTTAATGAAGATTTTTTTGAACGCCTCCTCTTTTTTTGTACGCTCGCCGATGATGTTTTCGCTAGCTTGATATGAAGCTAGTTTTTTGTTTATTTCATTTTGTTGTGCTTTTAGGGAGTCAAGGTTCTTACTTATTTGGTTGGCTATGCGTGCTGTTGCTTTGTGTTTTATCCAAGACTTGAAGCTAATATCCTGAATCGATGTCTTTTCTAAAACCTCATAATTCGAAGCTATTTTAGCTTTGTTCCGGTCTATATTTTTGTGAAGAGAGTTTATTTCTCCTTGGAGTTTTTTTATTTCGACTTTGATTTTTAGCGTTTCGCTGTTGGTATCGTTGATGGATTGTAGGTGGTTATAAGTGCTTTCTAATGAAATAGGGAGGCGCTGATGGCATGAGGGGCAGTTGTCTATTTCAGGTGCTTGTTTTTCAGTGTTTCGTTTGATTTTTGATAGGATTGATCTTCTGGCTGATAGGTGTGAAAGCTTGTTGCATTGAAATATATATTTCTTCTCGTTGTCTGCTACATTTGAATGAGTTTCTGCAAACTCTTGAATGTATTTTTTTGATTCTTCGATGAATGATTCATCTGTTAGTTTTGTGATTTTTATAGATGAGTCATCTTCTTCTAGTTTTTCTAAGAAGTAAATTTTCTGATTGTTAAATTCTTTTTCTCGCTCAAGACGTTGTTTTTCTAATCTGTCGGAATAGTTGGTGATTCCTAGAAAGTAGTCTAAGTAGTCTTCTTTGAGGTTTCTATAAAAGTCTAATGCTGAAAATGATTTTCGCAGGTAGACCCATCCGACAGATTGCGCAATATAAAAAGGAAGAAACATTGCTTCAATTGGTGCGGGCTTATATTCGCCCTTGCTTTCTAAATACAAATTAAATTTAAATATTTTATGAAGGATGTCTTTAAGCTTTATATGTTCGGCGGAATTGTTGCTGCTTATGCCGTTGAGTCGTAAGGGGGGCATTGTGGGATGTTTTATAATGAGTAAGTCATTCTCTCGAATGAAAATTAGGCTTCGTGATTCATTGTTCTGAGTGATTGTGCAGTCGAGTCTGAATATTATGTCCTCTTTAAGGATGTCAGATAATTGTTCGTTGTTATCATTTATGCCAATGGTATAGAGTAATAGCTGGAAAAAAGTACTTTTGCCAGACGTGTTTGGGCCGTGAATTATATTTATGG